CCTGTACCTTGTACCAGTTGATCCCGGACCTGGGCCGGGCTGACCGCCTGTAGCCCGCTGAGAACCGGAGGCGTCAAGCCGATGAAGGCAGCGGAAACGGGCGGTCAGTCAGCCCCGAGGAGGAACAAGGAAATGGGAGCGCCATTGAGAGGAAACATGCTATCTGACAGGGACCAGCAGTATCACGATATTCTGGCCTGTATTGAGCGCCTCATGGACCATCTCTGCCAAGTCATTCACAATCAAGAGCGGATTATCAATGCCTTGGCGAAAGACGCGGGGGCAGCGCCGGCGCAAAAAATAGGTGGTGATGGCCTGCGTATCGAGGTGGCAGAATACACAATTTGCTATCCAGGATCACTTCTAACTGCAAAAGAGCACGTCTCTTGGCGCGGCCTGATACGCAAGGCCCAGTCGGTGGGGTATGCACCTCCAGGCGGCCTTGGTACGGCCGCGGAGGCAGAAACATTCCTCGTAGCAAGAGGGTACAAGGTGGCGCGTTTATGATTTCGTCTGCAATCCTCTTTCTGGCGACGACGTTCGCAGTCATCGTCTGGCTCGAACCAAAAGGTGCGCGGTGGTTGGCATATTGCCTCCTGGCAAGAGCGGCCAGTCTCGAAGCCGCGCGGAATGAGTATCAAAGGGTAAGGGCAATATGGAGGGCCAAAGCCAATGTGCTTAACACAGATTGACAAGATTTACGATCCTCCGCTTGCCGAAGAGCGGGAGGCATGGGGGGCATTTCGGGACATAGATGGGAAATTGATCGGGGTCTGTTTCGATCAATTTGGGAGGAGATTTGACATATTCATAGGTCTATCTCCTTATCCCATCGAACAATGGATCACAGCTTTAAGTCCCATTCTTAGATTATTTACAGAGAGCGATGAAGGGGAACCAAGAGACCAGTTGTATCCTCCTGGGTTCCATAAGGCACCCGACCTGGAAGCGTTGAAAATCCTTGCAAGTAGACTTACTTGGGATGGCATCATCTACCGCCGCGTCCGCCTCCGTGGAATTCTCGTCGAAGGCAAGCAGGAGAACTGCCCCGTCTGGGTCGCCCGCGAGATGTTTATTGAGAAGGAGGAACAGTGATCCGCCCAAGAATCCAGGTCTTCCACAAAGGGCACCACAGAGCAGGCGTCGAGATAGTGAATCTTGACACTTACATAAAGAGGGCCAGAAGGATAAATCCGCAGATCTCACAAAGGTGGCTGTTAGCTGGTTTGGCTTCTGCGACGGCGGAAGACTCCATGCTGATCACGGCTCCCGGCCAAAACGTGCAGGATGCCTGGCCCAAAATGGTAGTTTGGTTGGAGGTAGCATGATAACCGAAGTCTCCAAGCACACCGGCGAACGGCGCGTCTTCACTGACGCCGCATTCGCCATCCGGCACAAAGCCCTTAGCCTTCAACGGCCCGAAGGATATGCCACGCGACCGATGAATGTCTTATGGGAGAGTGAATACTATTGGTTCCGGCTCCACGATATTTTGAGGGACGCCGGAGCGCCGATGGTTGAAGTACAGGACGGAACGTTATGTCAAGTAGGTGGAGGATTGAAATGAGAGGCCGCCCACCCAACGCAGAACCCTACGTCTTCTGGCGTATCGCCATCCCTGAACGCATCGCCCGGCAAGCCGAAATCCTCTTGTGCGACCCACTTCGTGGAATCCCTGTTTATGGGAGCCGGTCGAAACTCGTGACCGCGGCCCTTGTGAGGTGGATTAAGGAACAGCAAGAAGCGGCGAAGGACGCTGTAGCGAAAGTCAAGAAGATCTGTGCCGAGTGCAGCCATCCTTGGCACGGAGAAGAACCGTGTGAGACAGAGCGCGGAGATGGATACATTGGCGATACGTATCAAGCATTAGGTCCCTGTCCATGTACAGGAGAACAAAGAAAGGAGGTCCCAGATGGGCTCAGAACCGATGATGACAGTCGAACAAGCGCTGGAAGTCCACCGGCGTAAGATCCTGAACGGCGAGGAAGTCTCGATTGAGGAGTTGCGGCAGGCGATCCGCCTTCTCCGACAGGACCGCATAAGTTCCGCCGAGACGAAGAAACCGCGGAAGGCCACGGTTGAAGTGAACCTGGAGGCGTTGTTCCAATAGGAGGGTTGGGACTATGAAATCACCAGACCCGCTCCCCATCTTCCCCCTCGTTCTCGATTCCACCATCCTAAACTCATTCCGCGCCTGCCCCCAGCAGTGTTTCCTCTCCTACATTCTGAACCGTCGCAGCAAGGGCGAGAACAGCCACATAATCGCCGGGGGCGCGTTCGCCGCGGGGCTTGAACGGGCCAGGCGATGGTACTACGAACTTCGCACCAGCACCGAGGATGCCGTCGCCGCAGGCCTGGCGGCCCTGATCAAGGCCTACGGCTGGCACGAGCCTATGATTAAGCAGAAGAACAAGGATCTTCTCCACACGGCGCGGGCCTATGTCAGTTACTTCGACCTTCACCCTATGGACCGCGACGAAATCCAGCCATGGTTTATGGGGGACAAGCCTGCTATTGAGTTCACATTTGCCCTTCCTTTTGAAGGGCCAGGAATCCTTCACCCCAACACCGGGGAACCACTCCTAATAGCCGGTCGTACCGACATGATCGGCGTCTTCGGCGGTATGCCCTTCGTCATCGACGAAAAGACTACAGGCCAAATGGGAGAATCTTGGTCCCAACAGTGGGACCTCCGCGCTCAGTTGACATGCTATTCCTGGGCCGCGCGGCAGTCAGGATTCCCCGTCGAAGGCGCTATCGTCCGTGGCATCTGCCTCCGAACAAATGACACGGGCCACGCAGAGGCAATCATTTATCAACCTCCGTGGAAAATAAACCGTTGGTTGTGGCAGACGCAACGGGATATCCTCCGAATGTTGGAGATATATCGGGAGTATTTGAGGACGGGCAATTCCGAAGTCTGGGATTACGTCCTTGGGGATGCCTGCAATCAATGGGGCGGCTGCGCGTTCCACGAACTGTGCGGGATGCAGCATCCGATGAATTGGATTGACAGCTATACGGAGTATCATGTATGGAGTCCACTCAAAAAGTGAGAGGAAAAAAATGCCCGAATTAACCTCAATCCCCGGTTCCTGCACCCTCCTCATGGGTGCTTACGGAAGTGGAAAAACCTTTTCCCTCCGTACTCTTATCGACGCGGGGCTGAACGTATTCACCCTTTTCGTCGACCCCGGAATGGAGTCCGTCACGGACAGGACGGAACTTCACTGGCGTTACATTTCCCCCGCGGCTGCGACGTGGGGCGACCTCATCGCCTCTGCGAAGCTCATAAACGAGAGTTCGAATGCCTCCCTTCAAGAGATGACTGGTATCCACAAGTCTTCTTACACCCAGTTCATCTCTGTCCTTCAGCAATTAAACAACTTTAAGGCCCCGCATGAAAGCAAGGAATACGGGGACGTAACGAAGTGGGGAACTGATCGGGTCCTTGCCATTGACGGCCTGACCGGACTCGGGGACATGTCCCTCAACTTAGCCATCGGCTCGAAGCCCATCAAGACCTCCCCCGACTGGGGAGTAGCCATGGACAATCTCCACCGCCTCATCAAGAAACTCTGCTACGACACGGTGTGCCACTTCGTCCTCCTGGCCCACATGGAACGGGAAAAGGATGAAATTACCGGAGCCATATTGAAAATGGTTTCCACCCTCGGGCGGAAACTGGCCCCTGTCCTTCCCATTCCCTTCTCCGATGTAATCCTAGCCTACCGCGAGGGCGACAAATTCTATTGGAGCACGAAGGCCGCGGAGACTGATCTAAAGTCCCGTCACCTTCCGCTCGAAGACAAGATCAAGCCGGATTTTGGCCTCATCCTGAAGGGATGGAAAGCCAGAGGCGGCGTGATAACTCCAAACGTGGAGAACATTCAACCTAGAGGAGAAAAGTAACACTATGGGAGTATTCGATCCAGCAACATTCCTCGGAACGGAACACGAAGAGTCACTTTCCACCGACTACATCCTCGTCCCTGAAGGGGAATACACTGCACAGTGCCAGGAGGTAACTCCTGAATCCGTGCGCGTGATCGAGACCAAGGATGGTCAACGAACCGTCGTTGACTTGAATTGGCTCATTACCAATGAAGCAGTTAAGGAAGCCACACACAGAGATCGAAACTCTGTCCGTCAGTCCCTTTTCCTGGATCTTACCCCAGAGGGGAACCTGGACATGTCCGAAGGCATGAATGTCGCCCTCGGCCGTGTTCGGGAAGCTGTGAGGCAGAATAGCCCAGGCCGGCCCTGGAGCTTCCGAATGCTTGGAGGCAACACCGCGACGGTCTTTGTGAAGCATACAAAGTCCGAAGAACGGATGTATGCCAACGTCACGAAGGTAACGGCGTTGGTTGCATACTGAGGACCGGATGACTGCGGAAGACATGGAGTGCCTTGCCGACGCTATCGAGTCGGACGTGGTAGACTTGACGGAGTGCTCTGAACTCCTGAAGCAGGACAAGCGATTGGTCTACCTGAATTTCAGTCTGGATGCTGCCATCGCTTTAATAGTGAGAACAAACCAGGCATTGAAGGCAGACCGTGAGAGTGCCCTTGTTAAGGAAGAAGAGGATGCTGCCGCGGCACGTGGCTACACTCCCGATCCAGAGGACAGGTCCTAAGGACCTGAAACCATCAACAACTGGCTGGCCCTTGGCGACAGGGGCCAGCTTCACTCTACATTGGAGACATTATGGAAAGACCAACACTTGAAGAACGACTGGCGTATGCATCTGGGTTACATGCTCTGGCGGAGTTCATCGCATCCAACGACCTTCCGCGACTGCCGTCCGAAACAGTACTCAACCTCTTTCTTTGGAGCAAAGACGATTTCCTTAAGTGCGCAAGGCTTCTGCATACTTTCGAGAAAGGAACGTGGGGGACGGAACCAAACAGCTACATGAAGCTGTCTAAGGCCTTTGGCCCCTTGTCACTGGAGGTCTCAGCTCCACAGAATGAAGTCTGCACGAGGATAGTTACGGGAAAGGTGAAGCGAACTGTCAAAATCCCTGTGACCTTCCGTGAAGAAGAGGTTGAGGAGGACCAAGTCAAATGGGATTGCGGCTCTATCTTGGAGAAAATCGACCCGTGGCTGAAGGGAGGGAACCATGATAACCGCTGAGATGATCGACCAGGCCTTCCGAGAGATATCTGATGCCGGAGAAGGACCAACACTAGCCAATAGCGAGGAGGAAGTGCACCGCCGCGCTGACACGGTAGTGCAGAGAGCATCGGCGCTGAACAAGCAACTGTGTTCCGCAGTCGCACCGACGCACATGCTGAAGATGGTACTCCTCGCACTGGCAGTAGGGATAGATCCTTTGGCCACGATACGAGTGTTGTTCGAGCACGCCTTCCTGCTTGGTTACCAAGTTCGTTTCATCGAAGGACAATGCGAGCAACTTGAAGGGATGGTCCGGAGTGATCGACCCGCGGAAGAGTTGGGAACATAACTTCCTCCTCTGCGCCCGCGACTTCCTCCTATGCCGCCTATTCCTAATGGGCGGATTCGTCGTGGAGAAGTCCAAACAATACGACAAAGTGGGATGGCAAATTGGAGAACTGGACTACCAATGGGAGATGAGACTGATCGTCCAGGAAGAACTTGCGAACCGGCGCCATTCGCCTGTGGCCCCTGTAGCGTGTGTCTCAGTTACAAAGGACCGTTCCACGTAGTGTATAAAGGCATCGAGCGATCCTTCGGGCTACGGGCGAAGGATGTGGTACTGGAGGAAATCCCGGAAGTGCATTGCGAGAAATGCTGTGGGAAGGAAAAACCATGATATTGTGCAAACCAGAACAGATCGTGATTAAAGAACGCTACAGACGGACACTTGACCCGGCGAAACTCAAGGAACTCCAACTCTCGATTATGGACAACGGACTTGTCCACTTGCCAGTGGTACGCTTCGAGTCGCCTTCCCCAGCACTCCCAACTTTAGTTGTAGGAGAGCGAAGAGTACGAGCCATGACAATGGCTATCCAGGAAGGACTGTGTTTCAGCTACATGGGGAAACTCGTCCCCGAAGGGTGCATCCCTGTAGCCGTGTGGGACGAACTCACTCCTGCTCATGCTCGTGAAGTCGAACTCGAAGAGAACGCGCAGCGCGCGGACCTCACCTGGCAAGAACATGCCCAAGCCGTAGCCGCGCTCCACGCCCTTCGTAAGGAGCAAGATCCATCTTGGACCCTTAGAAAGACATCAGAGGAATTGACAGGGACCGCGGAGCCCAGTTCTGTGCAGAATACTTTGTTACTGGCCAAGCACATGGACCGCGCCCGCGTCGCTTCCGCCCCCACTGCGGCCATCGCTATGAAAATCCTCAAGGCCGAGTTGCAGAACGAACTTCAGGCCGCCTTAGGGATGGAAGTGATGTTAAATACTTCGCGGCACACACTTAGGCATGGGGACGCAATCAAAGAGATGTCAACATTGCCAGACGAGGCGTTCGATGTCATCCTCACTGACCCGCCATATGGCATCGGCGCGGAGAAATTCGGGAGGGACTTTACAGAAGGAGTCCACTTTGGCGCGAGTGGACATGACTATGGAGATAACTGGAGAGACGTAAGTGCTCTATTGATCCAGTTTGCCATTCACGCCTATCGTGTGGCAGCAAGGCAAGCGCATATGTACATGTTCTGCGCCGTGGAGCACTTCGTGGAACTCCGTGGAGACTTCATTCTCCAAGGCTGGGACGTTTGGCCCCATCCTATGATCTGGCACAAGTCCCCTGGCTTCCCCCCCAGGCCGAATCATGGACCATCAAGGGCCTACGAGTGCATTCTCTATGCCTTAAAGGGAGACAAACCAGTAAACTACTTGGCCGGCGATGTATTAACGATCCCCTTCGAAGGCGAGCGCCTCTGCGCCGCGCAGAAGCCCGTCGCCCTCTTCGTCGAACTGCTTAAGCGGAGTGTTCTCCCAGGGGCAAAGATTTTAGACCCATTCTGTGGCTCCGGTACGATCTTCGAGGCCGCGGATATTGTAATGGCCGAAGCTACTGGGTTCGATTCTGATCCAGCGATGGTAGGAATTGCGAGAGGGAGGTTGAAGTAATGTTCTCATGTAATGGCTGGAGAGACATAGAATTTAACTATCAAGTCATTCTAACTGTCTTTTGTAAAGAACGTGTCACTGTGGACGCCCTTAAAGCGAAGTTCCAGGCTTTAGAGGAACTTGTTAAGAGTCAACCTGACCTTTTCCCAGGCGGAATCGCCTTTTTCTTTAAAGCCGAGAAGGGAGTATTCAATCTGTGAAGGCGAGAGGGAGATTGAAGTGAAAATCAAAGGAAAACCAACGGTCATCTTGCAAGTAGAAGTGACCTTAAATGAAAGCGAAGCCGGAGCGCTCCTAGAACTTGGAGCCTACGGAACAGACGAATTTCTGAAGATGTTTTATCTTCACCTGGGGGAGAGTTGTTTGAAGCCATATGAAGACGGCATTCGTTCTTTGTTTGAAAGTGCAAAGCACGAGATACCTTTGTTGCTGAATCAAGCACGCAAGGCAAGGGAAAGCTTTTACATTGTGGAGGGTGATACGAACAAGAAGGAACAGAAATGATCGTCCCATTCTTCATCGAAATTCCAGAAACCCGCAAGAGGGAAGACCCCTACGGACGCCGCAAGACATACATTATTCCTGCGGAGGAGATTGCCCGGAAACTTGAACGGGTGCAGAGTGCACTACGACGATGCCGGGTGGCATTCTGCCAGGCTCCGGCCATTGTAAACTGCAAAACAATGGGAGAATTCCTTTCCCCTCCAGGGGCAAGAGTCACCACGATCTTCGATAGGACAACCACTCCAAACCCAGTGACGCTTGAAGAGATCGAGGCCACCTTGGAGCATAAATGATCTACGTCCCCCCATCTGGTCCTTCTCCCGCCCGCATCCTCGCCTGCGGTGAAGCCCCTGGCGGTGATGAAGAAGCCGAACTGAAACCCTTTGTCGGCTACTCTGGCCAGGAACTCACTCGAATGTTCCACGAAGTTGGTATTGGCCGGAGCGAATGCTTCATCACCAATGTCTGTCGCTTCCACCCTCCTAACAACGACCTCGACTACTTCATCACCCAGAAGAAGAACTGGGCCCTAAAGCGCGGGATGCAACCCTACAAAGGTAACTGGGTCGAATCCTTCGTCCCTTCCCACATCGAAGAACTCCGCGCCGAGATCCTCAAGGTGAATCCGAATGTCATCATCGCGCTGGGAAATGTTGCTTTATGGGCCCTTACAGGAAAGCGCGGAATAATGACGTGGCGAGCGAGTGAACTGGAATGTACACTGGTTCAGCGGCCGGACGGCTCGCCATATAAAGTCATCCCAGTAATCCACCCCGCGGCGATCCTTCGTGAATGGCACAGAAGGTGGGAGACCGTCCAGGATTTGCGGCGGGTGGAGCGGGAATCGAAGACACCAGCCCTCCATAAATCGGATTGGACCTTTCTCGTTCGTCCTTCCTACCCAGATATCGTTGATGTTTTGGACGAGATACTGGACGTATTAACTACCGAGAAGAAACGACTAACTTGCGATATAGAAACAAGATGGCACCGTCATATCTCCTGCATTGGGATTGGCCTCTCCAAAAAGGTCGCAATGTGCATTCCGTTGTTATCCCCTTCCCGGAAGGAAGGTTACTGGGGGCCCGAGGAGGAGTTGGGGATTATGACGAAACTGAGAACTGTCCTCTACCATCCCAACACCCAGTTAATAAACCAAAATATCCTCTACGACCTTCAATACCTTGCTTACTGGTACGGAATCGCCCCTCCCGTTTACATGGACACGATGATCTCGCATCATACTTGTTTCCCGGGCTTCGAGAAGGCGTTGGACTACCAAGCCTCCCTTTACTGTGAACATTACAAATACTGGAAACACGACGAGAAGGACTGGTCCGGTAAGGTTTCCGAAGAAGAATTATGGTCTTATAACTGCGAGGATTGTGTTCGTACCTTCGAAGTGGCTGAAGTTCTAGAAACAGTCGTAGACAAAATGGGACTTCGGGCGCAGGAACGATTCCAAACTTCCTTGCTCCGCCCCGCGCTCAAAATAATGCTCCGCGGCGTGGCACAGGATGCTGCGAACCAGAAACAAACCTCGAAGGAACTCGCCTTTGCCATAAAAGATCGAGAGCAATACTTCACAGACATCCTGGGCCATCCCCTCAACCCGCGTTCCACGGCGAAGAATGGACAGATGCAGAAGTTATTCTATGACGACCTTCGCCAGCCCATCGTGAAGAATAGAAAGACAGGGAATCCTACCTTGGACTCTGATGCCTTGGAGATCATCGCGCGGCGCGAACCTATCCTTCGGCCTCTGGTAAAAGGTATCGAGGAGTACCGAAGTCTCAACATCTTTAAGGATAACTTCGTCGATGCCAAGACCGGCCCAGACAACCGAATGCGTTGCAGTTATAACCTAGCCGGCGCGGAGACATTCCGGTGGTCTTCTTCGATGGATGCCTTTGGAATGGGTTGTAACCTCCAGACAATCCCAATGGGGCAATCGGGCGAGGTAGCCAGTTATTGCAAAGTAAACGGCCCGACCGCCGCGGGGACCTTGGCAGAGATATTGAAGAAACCTATCGACAAACTATGGTTGGAGATCGACAAAGAAGAGAAGGATGGGGCCATAACTGTATCTGGGAACGGGGATTCAGCCATCATATTCTACCGCCTCCTTCTTCCGAACGTCCGTCGCCAGTTCATCCCCGATCCAGGAATGGTATTGATGGACTGGGATCTGGAGCGGGCCGATCTCTACGTCGTGGTATGGGAGGCAGATGACAAAGAACTGAAACAAATGCTCCGCGAAGGCGTGGACATGCATGTGGAGAACGCCAAGTTATTAGGAATAGCACGACAGATCGCCAAGAACTGGGTCCATGCCACAAATTACGTTTGCAGCCCGCGGACAGCTGCGCGGAATTTCGGCATAACGGTGCAGAAAGCAGAGTGGATGCAACGCCGTTGGTTCGCAGCTCACCCTGGAATCCTTAACTGGCATAAGAGGGTAGAACGTTCCCTGGCCACAACCCGACGAGTCTATAGTCGTTTTGGCTATTGTCGCTTTTACGCCGACCGCCTTGAATCCATCCTTCCAGAAGCCGTAGCCTGGGGACCACAACACACCGTAGCCATTGTTATAAATACTGGTCTCTTAAACATCGACACGAACATTCCCCAAGACGAAGTTCAGCCCCTCCTGCAAGTCCACGATTCTCTCGTTCTTCAGTCTCCCAAGTCAATTTTCCCTGCCCCAATCGTCTCCGTGATCCGCAAGCACTTAGAAGTCACTGTGCCTTACGAAGATCCCCTTGTCATCCCAGTCAATTGCAAATGGAGTGAAACGGACTGGGGAAGTGTTGAGGAACTGCGGCAATAGATAGATCGGTGGTCGAGCCGACCCTCGATCCATTAAACGGGAGACCCTTTGCAGCGGAACTTGGACGACTGGCTTCGTTCCTATATCGAATACACGGCGTACTGCGAGGCTCCCGACATCTTCCACTTCTGGTCCGGCGTTAGTGCCATCGCCGGAGCCCTCCGCCGGAAAGTATATATAGATCAAGAATACTTCTCTTGGACCCCCAATTTCTACATTGTTCTTGTCGCCCCGCCCGCCATCGGAACAAAGAGCACCGCAATGAATCTCGCCGCGGCCCTTCTCCGGGAGATCGAAGGCGTCCGATTCGGCCCTGATTGTATAACCTGGCAGGCCCTACCCCCCGCGCTCTCTGCGGCTTCAGAAATGGTCCTCATGCCAGATGCTATGTACCATCCAATGTCCTGCCTCACCTTTGCCTCCTCTGAATTAGGCAGTCTCCTGGATCTGAAGGACCGCCGGATGGTCGAAGTCCTTACTGACCTTTGGGATGGGAACCAGCGGGTATGGAAGAAAGAGACCAAGTTCTCCGGGAGCGATACCGTCCCAAATCCTTGGATGAACATTATAGCCTGTACCACTCCAGGTTGGCTTGCAGACAACATCCCTCGTGTAATGATTGGTGGAGGACTTACTTCCCGAATCGTCTTCGTTTATGCTAATTACAAGAAATGCCTCCGCGCCTATCCACGGAAGGTAATATCGAATGAAGCCAGGAATCTGCGCCCCCAACTCATCCATGACTTAGAAGCTATCTCAATGATGAAAGGCGAGTATTTCTTAACACCAGAAGCCGAGGAATACGGAGAACAATGGTACGAAGAACACCACAAGAAGCCTCCCGCGGGGTTGAGCCATTGCAAAGGGCTCGAAGGGTACCTCTCACGCAAGCAAGGACACGTGCATAAATTGGCAATCGTCCTAGCTGCAGCTTCGAGCAGTGAACTGTTGATAACCAAAGACATCCTCCAGTCAGCAGTCCGAATGATGACCGCGGTGGAAAGGGACCTTCCAAGAGTATTCCGTTTCCTCACTACCACAGCCGAAATGGAGAACGCCGAAACTATCGTCCTTTGGGTCCAAGAGAATGGGGCAATCTCACGGACAGAGTTGTATCAGCAATTCTTCCACGTAATGCCGATTAAAGCCTTCAATGAGGTTCTCGATTCTGCTGTGAGCGCGGGGCTATTACGGGTGGTCCAGAAAGGGAATGATATTCTAATACTGCCCGTAGGGACTATTTCCGAGGAAGAGATTCAATCTTCGGAAATAACTTCTCGTATTCCTGATACATTCTCAGATACCGTCTCTCCGTCGGAAGGCCACTGTCCCGAAGTTCCTTCGTCTTGAGTCTCCTTCGAATGGACTCAGCGCGGTCTCTGTAAGTTATGGCAAACTCTGAAGGACACCTTTCGTTGAAGGACTGAACAGCCTTATCCGCATCTTGTATCAACGTTTCCTTCTCCGAAGTCACGGCCTGTGCAAGGCTGGCCAGAAGTGCCTCTCTCCAAACGGCATAGAACGAAATAGCCTCCCGTTGCGCCAATTCTTGCTCCTGCGTCTGCCGAACCCGCGTGGGAGTCATGCCCAAGGCTTGTCCCAGAATTTCCATTATGTGTTCAGTATTGGTTACATCGAACGTAACTAGCCTCGTCCCATCCGCCGTCGTCGCCTGGCCAGTAAAGAACATCTCCGCGGCTTTCAACAGATTCATGGCCCCAGGAAAGAGAAACGTTCGCAGATAGTGCCCTACATCTGGCGAGTCCTCCAATTGTGCCCGCACAAAGTTCATCCCTGTCGCTCCGCCAGCACCCATCAAATCCTGCGTAAGCCGCGTGAAGAAGGCAGGAAAATCCACTCGTCCGGCCACAGCGCCCTGTATGGCCTTCGCTATTGGCTGAACACCAGGGATCACTCTTCCAAGTCCCAATGAACCTGACAGGTCAAGAGCTGGGAAGGGCAGGCCGAAGCCGCGGGCGATATTATGAAGTCCCAAAGTCGTCCTTCCAAAGCCGTGCAAAAGTAATTCTGGGTTCATCCCAATCTTTGCACAATATTCACGGACTTCCTTTACAACATCCCACTTGGGATTCTTCAGTCCAAACGCCTTCCTTCCCATCGTGGCCAGAGTATTCACCATCTCCTTAACGTCTTCTGCAAACGGCAAACCCATAAGCCCTGCCATCAGCAACATGGCTAACCAGAACCGTCCTCCGCCAGGCAAAGCCATAGCCAGATAGAGAGAACCCAATGTGAACGACTTGAACATGAAGAACAGCGACTTCTTCCCCCACATCACTCGCGGCCGGTTCCAAGCCGCATATTCCATCTGCGTCTTTTGCACTACGTCGCGGACGAATTTATAGGCCTGACCTTCATCCCCTCCAAGGTACCTCCGGAAGATCCTCGCCGCGGCCAGGATACTCGTTCGCCGATTGGCCTCCTCTGACAGCGAAAAGGGAAGAACCCCCAACTCCATCGTCTTCCGGATTGCCCTGTCTGTTTTGCCCGAAACAGCCAGGGCTACCTTAGATACCGGCGCGGGAATAAAGGGCAACAACGGAAGTTGTGGGAGCATTCTATGAAGCAGAGTCCCATGCGCCATTCCAGCCAACTCGGTGGAGAAACTCTCCTTGGCAAATCCACCTTTAATACTCCGAAGCATGAGTGCCTGGTCTTCAGCCGGCATGACTTTGGCCACATCTGCAAAGCCAAGTTTCTTAAACCGGAACGACATAGTAACGTCTTTTGCCGCCTTCGCCAGCGCCTGCATTACAATGGCATCTGCTACCACAGGTGATTTACCTGTCTTTTGGAGCAAAGCCGACAGGTGCGCCCAGGTGTACATGAGCTGAGTAGAATTTACAAACATCTGCCGCGGGACGAAGAGAAAGTACCAAGTAAAGAACCACCCGCGGATAGCAGCTAACTCATTCCCTGGATTCATTACGTGATCATAGTGAGCATCCAGGTGAGCTGCCAGTTCCCCAAATTTATGCGCTTGTGGGCCTACAGCGGCCATCTGCATCTTACGCAAGTCCGCTATGGCTTCCAATAACCGGGGCCGATGTTCTACTCTGGCAATATGATGGCTAATTTGCTCCCCATAACTCGCGAAAGCCCTTTGTGCATTCTCATTCCATCCCGGTGTTCCCCTTGCCCTCTGCATTCTGTGGACGAATGCCCTTCCAGGCATCATGTCCACGACGACTTCCTTCAATGCCCTCATTTGCTCCTTGTCAAGTTTCAGGCGATCTTCGAACATATCCATCAAGGTTGGCGGGAAGCCCGCAAAAGCATACTGTTGGTCTGCAAGGTAACTCGTGGCCATCTCTACCGAATCGTACTTGCCTGCAGCCTTGAGTTCCTTCTCCAGTCTCTTGAACTCCAGCGCACGACTTTGGCGATCCTCGAACCCAAAGAACCCAACAAGTGCTCCCGCCTTGAACTTCCTTCCCGCATATTCAACAGGTTTTACGGCCCTTATCCGTATCATGTGCCTGCCGAACCGAACAAACGGGAAGTAGTCCCGATTCCGCATCGCGTCGAATTCTTTTTGGGTCTGCTTCTGCGCCGCCGTGATCTCCGTAATGTTCTTCTTTGTCCTGAAGAACTCATCCAGCATGGCCGTTTCAAGCCAGTCACGGGAAGTGGCGAATACGCCTTCAATCTTCTCATAAACCTTCACCGTGGCCTCATCCAACCCATGTTTCTTGAACAGTGCAATCCGCTCTGGATCAGTCATCCTCCGTCGTTTCCGTATAGAAGTTAGCCGCGCCTCGGTGATGGCGGCTGAAAGTTTCCCTCCTCTCTTCCGCCCCAAGCTGATCCAGTCCTTCCCTACGTTGTCGAACAGCATCGTTACTTCCGTCCGGCGCGCCCACCAGTCCTGGATCAGGTTAATATACCGTTGGAGTGGTTCCACTTCAGGGTTGGCATACCCAATCTGGAGAAGCGTCTCGGCGTACTTGTGCCAACGGTTGAAGTGGACAATGTCTCCGCGGATCTCGGCTCGTGCTTCTGGCGGAAGTTCTGGCGTAGACGGTCCACTAGGAGGACCAATACCCTTAAAGACTGAATCCAACAGCGCGTCAACTTGCGCCGCGGTGACGGCGCCTTCAATTGGGATCGGCTCTACCTGTCGGACAGATTGCCCTTTCTCCTTTGCCAACCAAGCAGGGAAACCGAACAATGTCTTCTCTTCTGGAGTCAATTGCATAAAGGCCTGGAGGAACGTGATGCCGGGAGGGAACCGGCCAGGATATAAGAGCGCCGCGGGTTGCTTATTGATCTTCCCGATCCACTCTGAATACTCCCCTCCATATTTCGAGAACAATTCCACGAACTCCGGAGCCTCCATTACGAAGGGTTCCTCGGCCTTCCTTTCTTCCAGATAAGCCGCCTTAGCTATCGCATATTCTGGAGGGGCTGTTGGATAGTCTCCTCGCTCTTCGGCAATAGCGGCGGCTCGTTCGGCAGGTATTCCACCTTCCCAAAGACCTCCTGCTCCACCTGTTGGAGCAATTGGAGGTATTCCGCCTTCTCCGCCACCGACCAACTGTCCGGGTGGAGGAGGGATTCCTTCTCGCCCAATAGCGAAAGGTGGGCCCCCACTTCTCCTTCGGCGTTCATTGTATAGCGCCACAGTTTGCTCAAGTCCTGGAGGTCTTGAGACGCCAGGTCTGGCTGCTTTGTACTCTGCAATTCCTTTTTCATAGATTTTCCTTAGTGCGGTCCGCGTGCGAATAGCAAATGCCCCTCCAAGGGCTTTGTGAAACTCCAACATGGCACGTTTAAAGGGTACGTCGTGGTTAGGAATTACCTGATGCGCAAGTTCATGCACGACAGTATTGTACACTCTAGCTGCAAGTGTAGTCGGAGTTGGGGACGCCCTGTAGCTCATGAAAGGTTCAATGCCAATTAACACGCTAGGTACAGTCATTCCGTACCTTTCATGGCTAAGCAATATCTGGACTGGAAGGGGTCCTTGGAACGCCGTCGCGGTCGCTCCCGGCAATTTCTTGGCCAGAACCTTCCTTGCGGTATACACAGTAGAAGTAATGACATCCTTCAACGCGATGAAGTCTTTATTCCTTCCAAAGACCTCCAATTCTGCTTCGGTAAGCCATCCTGAGTCGTCTGCAAGCCACGGTACCTTCTCCGATCTTGTCGCAGCCAGACTGATCCCAGGTATTGGCGCGCCCTCCGCAATTGTCTCCAGTCCCGGCCTTCCTTTTGCCTCCCATTCCTCCACTGCTTTTGGTGCCGTCTGCCGTAGTCGATCCAGGAAAGCCGGATCAGCCGCGGCCTTCAGCCCGATCTGTGTGTAGTAATCCCTTTTCTCCACTGCCGTCGGCTCCGCCTTCGGTGCTTGCACAACCGCGCCAGGTTTGCCCTGCGCCTCCCATTCTGCGACCATCGTCGGGGCCTGCCGACGCCAGATATTGAGGAGGGCAGGGTTGCCTCCAACTCGCTTACCAAATTCATAATAATATTCCTCCTCCGTCTGGCCCACTTTCTGGCCAGGGAGTTTGGGCCTCAACGGTCCTTTGGCCGCGGCTGGGGCGAACAATTCTGGAGGAATTTCTGGTGGAACGTAGCCCGTCGCCGCAGGTGTAATCGGGGCCGGAGTCGCGGCGATCTTGGCCGCTTCGAGTTCAGGAATGGCGGCCCCAACAGAAACCTGAGGAGGCGCTTGTGGAACTACTGGGGTCTTGGCTTGCGGAATTACAGGGGTCTCAGGTTGGACGAGCGGCGGGACCTCAACCGACTTCGCTAGTCGGTGTTCCACACCCCTAAAAATCCGCGACTGCTCAACGTACCGCTGCATGGAAGGAAGCGCTTCGGCACTACGCCAAGCACCGGCCTCTTCACCCGTAAAGGAGCCGGCTACCCGCCATTCTCTCGGGCCACCAGGTACGCGATGCTGAAGTTCTACCGTGATTGTGCCGTCAGGATTTACACTTACCCTCGGTTCTTTTCCGCCGGTGGCCCCTTGTAGTGCGCGACGTGCCCGTTCATTTAGGTCGGCTATCTCTGCCAGTTCCGCATCGGAAGGCGCCGACGCACCCACAACTGGCACTTCGGCTGGCGGGATGGCAGCAGGGGTAGGTTTTGGCGCTTGGACTGCCTCTGGCGCTACGGGTGGACGTTCTGGAGGGACTGTGGGCGCTGCCGCCTTCGCCAAGTCGGGATATTCCGCCAGAACCTCCTCTGGGACGGTTTCGCCGCGTTGGACGGCACCCGCGACCTGTTCATGGTGCCAACCCCGGTAGGCACGTGTCACGGGCCACGGCCTCTCCCCCCGGTGGTCCGCCTCCCAGTCGGCGTAGTCCTGCGCCGTCACTTCCCAAGGCTGGTGGGGAATCTCCTCGGGCGGGGCGTGCTCTATCGTGGGGGCAGCAGGGGGTGCTGGTGCGCGGACTGGCGCGGCTGCCGGTGCCCCTGCTGGAGTAGCTTCTACGACCCTCCACTTATTCCCAAACTTTTCAACTACCCAGGGTGGCGTTCCTTCTGTCCTCCCTCTGTTCCTCGCAACGGCCACGTCAGCCGCGAACTTCTTCGTCTTGAACAGTTCCGGCCCAACCGCCGCGGCTGCTTGGAAAGCCTGCGGCTTGGTCAAGGCCCGTTCGACTGCAGCCACTTC